CACCATAATAGGAGGTAAATATGGCAGAACGAGTGAAACTAATTATGCCAAATGGAAAAGATGAAATTGAAGTTTGGGATAGTGAAGTTGAATATTTTGAAACATTAGGTTACACAGCAAATGCTGAAAAACCTAAAAAATCTAAAAAAGGAGGAGATAAATAATGGCGACACATACAGGAAGTGCAGGAATAGTTAAAGTAGGGACTAATGCAGTAGCAGAAGTAAGAAGTTTTACACTAGATACATCTGCTGAAATTTTAGAAGATACAGCTCTTACAGACACTTCAAGAACATACGCAGTAGGAAAAAAAGGAGCAACAGTTTCTGTTGAATGTTGGTGGGACGAAACCGATACCAATGGACAACTTGCAATAGCAGAAGGAAATTCTGTGGTTCTTAATTTATATCCTGAAGGAGGTGGGGCAGGTTCATACTATTTTAGTGGAACTTATCTTATTACTGGACAATCAGTATCAACACCAACAGATGGGATAATTGAATCCACTTTTAGTGCAACAATGACTGGTGCTCTAACAAGAGGAACTGTTTAATTGACAGAAAAAAAAATATCATATATATTAAATTATGTCAAAAAAACCAATCGATAATGCAGTTTCCCATTTCTCTGGTTTGCAAACAAGAGTTATAAAAGTAGAAGAATGGGGTGATGATAAAGGTCCATTGGAAATTTATGTTACCCCATTTACTCTACATGAAAAAGGAAGATTGTTTGCTAGAGGAAATGTATCTGATGTCAATGCCCTAGCTGACATACTTATAATGAAAGCAAAGGATTCTAAAGGAGATCAAATGTTCACATTAGATGACAAACACAGATTGGTTCATAAAGTAGATGCAGATGTCCTGTCGAAAGTGGCTAATGAAATAATGGTTCCTGTTCCTACCGATATACAGGAAGAAAAAAAAAACTTAAAATAGACAGCGAACGATATGCTATAATGTTTTTAGCAGAAACATTACATAAAACTGTATCTGAATTAACAAAAGATTTAACTTATAACGAATTATTAGAATGGATTGCTTATTTTGAATTAAAGCAAGAAAAGGAAAAACATGCCAACTCAAAAATTAAACATAGACATAGTCGCTAAAGATAAGACTAGAAAAGCTATGCGATCTGCCGAGGGTGGATTATCAAAATTAAAAAAAGCAGTATTTAGTTTTAAAGGTGCTTTAGCAGGAATAGGTGCTGGACTAGCTGTAAGAAGTATAGCAAGAACTGCTGCAGAATTTGAAGATTTAAGAGATGCTTTGTCATCTGTTACAGGAACAGTTAAAGGTGGACAAGATGCTTTTAATTTTATATCAGATTTTGCATTAAGAACACAATTTGATGTTCAAACCTTAACTAGAGCATTTATAACATTAAAAGCTACTGGTATAGCACCAACAGCAGAATTATTAACAGTATTTACTGATACTGCTGCAGTTACAACTGACCAATTAGGAACATTTGAATCCCTAGTTAGAGTTTTATCAAGAAGTACAGCAGGTGGTTTAGGATTAGAAGAATTAAATCAAATAGCTGATAGAGGAATACCTGTTTGGGATATATTTAGTGAAAAACTCGGATTAAGTAGATTAGAATTATCAGCAATGGGGCAAAGTGCTTCAGGTGCAGCTAAATTAACAAAAGTTTTATTAGAGGGATTAAAAGAAAGATTTGGTGGAGCAACTCAAACTAAATTAGATAACTTATCAACTGCTATGTCTAATTTTGGAATTGCTGTAGATCAAGTAAAAGATAGTTTTGCTGCTGCAGGATTTGGTCCAGCAATAACAGATATAATAAATAATTTAAGTGAATGGATAAAAAGAAATAATGAGTTAATTATGAATTTAGGTAAATTAACTGGAGTTATAGTTAAGTTTACTGCTTCAACACTAGGATTACTTGCTAAAAGATTAGTTAGAGTTGGAGAAGCAATAGTAAATATTTCTAAAGATGCTAAACAGAAATTTGATATTATAAAATATAATATATTAGATTCAAAAAATGCTGTAAGTCAATTTAGACAGGAATGGACAACAATAGCTCCCGCTATTGATAGTGCTACAACAGCGACTGAAAGATTAAAACTGAAAACAGCAGCAGCAGAAAAGGAAAAAAAATTAGCAGAAAAAGAATTAGCCACTTTAAAAGCAGGATATTTTAGTAAACAAGAAAAAGCACAAGCTAAATTTACAAAAGATTATAATCAATTTATAAAATTAGCAGATCAACTTAAATTAACAGAAGAAGAAAGAATACACACACACGAAAGAATGAGAGATGCTTTTTTAAAGCAAATAGAAACAACAGAAGAATTAACAGATGCACAGGAAGCTGCAAAAGATATTGCTGCAGAAATGGGTATGACATTTGAATCTTCATTTGAAAATGCTGTTTTAAATGGTAATAAATTTAGAGATGTATTACAGGGAATATATAAAGATATATTAAGAATTATTTTAAGAAAGACAGTTACAGAAAAAGTAGGTGGGTTTGTTTCATCATTTATTGAGGGAGTTATACCATCTGCACAATTTGGTGGTTCAGTTAAAGGAGGACAACCACATTTAGTAGGAGAAGCTGGGCCAGAGTTATTTGTTCCTAGTTCATCTGGTAGTGTAATCCCTAATCATCAACTAGGTGGAGGATCTAATATAGTTCAAAATATTAATGTAACTACTGGTGTTCAACAAACAGTAAGAGCAGAAATTATACAATTAATGCCAATGATTAAAAAAGCAAGTGTAGAAGCTGTGCTTGAAGAACGATCAAGAGGTGGTCAAATGGCACAAGCAATGGGAGCAGTTTCACAAAACTCATAAAGGAAAAATAAATGACAACTTATGCAATGCCAACAACAATAAGTCCACAATCAGCAAGATTTGGATTAGTAACAAATACAAGAAGTTTTGTAAGTCCATTATCAGGAGCAGTTCAAACAACAGCAATGAGTGGAGCAAGATGGACAGCTACATATACTTATCCACCAATGACACATGCAGAAGCAGGAGAATTTCTGGCATTTCTTATTTCCTTACAAGGAAGTGAGAATAGGTTTAATGCTTGGGACCCTCTACATAAATTAAAAGGTAATAGAGGAACACCTACTGGCACACCATTAGTTAACGGTGGCAGTCAAACTGGAACTACTCTTGTGACAGACGGTTGGAGCAATAGCACTTTAGTTTTAAAAAAAGGAGATTATTTTGTGGTTAATTCTGAACTCAAAATGGTAACAGCAGATGAAACATCTGATGGTAGTGGAAATTTAACAATTAATTTTGAACCTGCTTTAAGGTCAAGTCCTAGTAATAATGCTGGTTTGACAATATCGTCTTGCACAGCAGTTATGATGTTAGTAGACGATAACCAGACAATGTGGGATCAAACGAGTATAGAAAACTATGGTTTAACATTTTCAGGAATAGAAGCATTTACTTCATAATGAAATGGCAAAATAAAGGTAAAGGTAGAAGAAAACGAGGTTCTAAACAAAGAAAAGCAAGACGAAGAAGAAACAGAAAAAGGAGGTAGCATGAAGTGGTTTATGCTAATAATGTTTGTTCATATTTCACAATATGGACTTGAACAACCAAGTAATGTAAAATTTATTAAGATTGAAAAGGAATACAACTCTATGAAAGAATGTATTGATGATCAACCAAAACAAACGATAGAACAGATAAAGAAATTTGATTTTGATTATGATTGGAAAGTAGCATCATGCACAGATAGTAGATTTCACATGTATTTATATCCTAATTATCCTAATAAAACGAAAGAAATATTAAAAGGAGTTCCGATAAAATATGGATATGATAAGATTAAAAAAAATAAAAAGACTAATTAAAGATATTATGACTATTAAAAAAAGTGGTAAGTTACCTGGTCATACAGGACCACATGGAGCAAATCCAGATAAAAGATAAATTAAAAAAGAGAGAGTAGTGTCGGGTATTCAACAAACTACTCTCTCATTATTTGTTAAAATTACACATAAATAACACAATGTTATCTATAAGGAGAATTATAAACTATGACAAGAACGATAGCAACAGCAAACAAAAATGAAA